GAAGGCGCTTGTTGGTGCGGAGATGCTGGTCTTCGCGGACCAGAACGCGCCGCGCCCGCCTCTGCCGTATTGGACACTTCGGCTGTCTGCACAACGACAAGTCGGTGAGGATTCTTACAGCCAAGGTGTGGATGACAACGGCGATCAGCTTGTGAGCGGTGTGCGCGAGATCACCGTACAGGTGCAGCGCATCGGAACCGATTCCGACGTGTCGTGTGCAGACCTCCGCGACAACCTTTCCCGCACGACTGTTCTGGAAGAGTGGCAGCGTCAAAAGATTGCACTGTACGACGTGGGCGACGTGCTCAACGTGCCGTACAAGCTAGACAATTCGCAACTGGAACCCCGCGCCAGTGTGGATCTATTCGTTCGCTTTGGCACGGAGCTTCTTGACCGTGTTGGCGTGATCGATACGGTGGAAACGTCCGCAGGATACGTCACGAATCAAGCTCCAGGGTTTGATGAGGCGGATCCGGATCTGGCGGAAGTCATCACGGTTGTGTTATAGTGGGCTTGATTTGACATAAGGAGTTTTTCAATGGCAACCCTTGACGATATTGTTTCAGTACAAATCGCGCTCCAGACGGCTGGTGTTGTGCGAGGCGACTTCGGTACTCCGATGATCGTCGCTCCGCTGATGACCTTCCCTGAGCGTGTGCGTGTCTATACCAGTTACAACGCAGCGTCCGAAGACGATCTGCCGCCCGCACTGCTGACCGCTCTGTCCGATTGCTTCGGCCAGATCCCGCGTCCGCGCCAAGTGAAGGTCGGTCGTCGTGCGGTGCTGAAGGCGGTCATTGAAGTTGCTGACCTAATTGCGCTGGGCACCTATTCTTTCAAGGTCAATGGCGAGTCGTACAGCTACACAGCTGACGGCACTCCGACCAAGGCGGAAATCGCTACCGGCCTGGCGCTGGCAGTGACGAGCGACACGGACGAAGTGATCACCGCGACTGCTGTGGGCGACACGGTGGAGATCGCGTGGATCGGTGCTGTGGGCTCGGTGGAGCTGGTCAGTAACCTGCAATGGGGCGCAATCACCCCGCTGGCTGCTACCGCTGCCGTCGCTAACGACCTCGACGCAATCCTGGACGAGGACAATCGCTGGTATGGCTTGGTGATGGTTGAGCGTGTGAAGCAGGTTCAGCTCGACGCTGCTGCCTGGACCGAAGCGAACGACAAGCTCTTCATCACCGCTACCAACGAAGCGGACGTCCTGAACCCGTCCGTGACGACCGACCTCCTGAGCGTGCTCAAGAATACGCGGTACTATCGCACGGCAGCTCTGTTCCACACGAACGCGGCTACCGAATACCCGGACGCAGCCTGGGCCGGTCGCGTATTCACCATCAAGCCTGGCGGCGAAACGTGGGCGCTCAAGTCGCTCGCAAGCGTGACCCCGTCGCCGCTGACCAGCACGCAGAAGCAAACTGTGGTCAGCAAGGGTGGCAACACGTTCGAGTTCTACCAGGAACAGATCGCGCTGACGAACCCCGGCAAGGTTGCAGCAGGCGAATGGATTGACGTGATTCGCTTCCGCGACTGGCTGAAGGACACCATCCAGGTCAATATGACGCAGATGATGATCAACCGCGATAAGGTGCCTTACACCGACGCGGGGATTCAGCTGTGCGTGAATAACCTGCGGAAGTCGTTGCAGGAAGGCCAGAACGTGGGCGGTATTGCGCCGGACGAACTGGACGCCAGCAATAACACGGTTCCGGGCTTCGTCATCACTTACCCGCGTTCCGTCGAACTGGCTCCGAGCATCAAGGCGTCTCGCGTCCTGTCGCTCGGCTTCACGGCCCGCCTTGCTGGTGCGATCCACGTCGTGGAAATCACTGGTGCCCTGGCATACGAACTCTAAGGAGAGAATGAATGAGTGCTACTTTGACAGGTTCCTACGATCCCGCACAGGTCATCTGCACCGTCGGCGGAGTCATTCTGTCGGGCTTCAGCGATGGTGACGCCATCATCGCTCGTCGCTCGGAGGATATGTACTTCACCCGCGTCGGTGCCGATGGTGGTGTGGCTCGCGCTCGCAACGCCAACAAGATGGGCGAGTTCGAGTTCAAGCTCCTGCAGACCAGCAACGCGAATGACCTGCTGTCCGCGTTGCTCGCGACAGACGACCTCACCAACGACGGCCTGATCGTTATCCCGATCGCAGTGCTGGACGGTTCCGGGCGATCCCTTGCTGCTGCGACGCAGTGCTGGATCAAGTCCGTGCCTGAGGCTACCTTCGGCAAGGAAGTTTCTGAGCGTGTGTGGGTCTTCAGTGCAGCGGACTTGAAGATCTTCCACGGCGGTGGCAACTAAGTTGAGGGAAGTGAAACGGGGCCCACAAGGCCCCGTTTTGCTATACTCCGACTCATTGACCACAATCGAGGGATTATCATGCAGCAAGAAACCTTTATCGTAGGCACGCGGGAATTCACCTGTGTGCGAATGAACGCCTTTGCAGCGAATAAGCTGCTCATGAGGCTCCAGAAGATTGCGGTTCCTGTGATCGGTTCGCTGGTGGGCGCTGGTAAGGGCCTGGGCGACATTGACGTCAAGGAAGCTGCACAGGTCATCGCGGGTAACTTGGACGAGTCCATCATGGACAACATCGTTCTCCCGTTGTTTGCAGAGTCCCGCGTGTATTGCGTGGAGACCAAGAAATTCATCAAGGGTGGCACCGATATTGATCAGTGCTTCACGACCGAGAACCTGTTCGACCTGTACGAACTGATCTTTGAAGTCGCGAGGTATCAATTCGGCCCTTTTTTCGCCTCACTGGTCGATCGCTTTGGCGCTCTGACCGACGGCGTGAAGACGACGCAAAAGTCCCAGGCAAGCTAGACGACGAGCTGTCAGCGGAGCTGTGGATCTGGCGCCCCATCCTTGCGGGGAAGGTGACGCTCCAGGAAGTGAAAGATGGCGTTGCTTCGGTGGAGGACTTGCAGGCGCTGAATGCGCTGCTCGATATGCAGTCTGACATCGAAGCGACCCAATACGAAGCAGCAAAGGCACAGAGGTGACGAATTGATTGTACGCGAACTCATTACCCGACTCGGCTTCTCGTTGAACAGGTCTCAGCTTGACAATGCTGAGAAAGGTGTTCAGCGGGTAAAAGACCGGGCTGAGGAGGCAGCGACCGCCTTCCGGAATATGGCTGCTGCTGTGGTCAGCTTCGCTACGGTCAAAGCAATCATCAACATCGCGGACGAGATGCAAAACATCCGCACGCGAATCGGTCAGCTTCCGCAGACCGTAGGTGACGCGGGTGATGCCTTTGATGAGGTGGCGCGTCGTGCAAGCGCATCAGGCGTGAAGATTGACGCCTACGCTTCGCTCTACACGAAGGTCGGCAACGCTGCCAAGGACTACATCACAACTCAAGAAGACCTGCTAGGTATCACCGACACCATCTCGCAGGCGCTTGTCGTGGGCGGTGCAAGTGCGCAGGAAGCGTCCGCAGTGATGACGCAGTTCTCGCAAGCGTTGGCGTCAGGTGTGCTGCAAGGTGACGAGTTCCGTTCGATGGCGGAAGCTGCCCCGCAGTACCTTGACAAGCTCGCGGAGACGATGAAAATCCCTCGTGAGCAGCTCAAGAAGATGGCGTCGGAGGGCAAGCTGACCGCCAAGGAAGTGATTGACGCGACCCGTAAGATGTCGGATTACTTCGGGGACAAGTTCAAGCAGATGCCCATGACCGTGGGCCGCGCTATGACCGTCATCGGGAACCGCTTTGCGCGGATGCTCGACAAGATGAACCGCGACTCGAACTTCGTGACCACAATCGCAAACGCGATCCTCACGGTGTTCGACAAGATTGAAGCTGGCGTCTATAAGCTGGTGGATGCGTTCGGAGGATGGGAAAACATGCTCCGCTTCGTCGGCATTGCCATCGGCGTTGCGCTTGGTGCCAAGGCGCTGTCCATCCTGGCTGCATTCCGTGCGGCCAGCTTGTTGGCGATGCTACCTTTCATCAAGATCATTGCGATCATCTCCGCCGTTGCGCTGGTGCTGGAAGACCTGTACGTCTGGATCAACGGGGGCGACTCGCTTATCGGGTCACTCATTGGGCCTTGGGAGGAATGGCGCCCTTACGTGATGGCAGCGATCGAGATGGTGAAGGACGCATTCACATGGCTCGGGCAAGTCATTGCGGCCATCGGTGCAATCCTTGTCGGCGCATTCACGCTGGACGGGAACTTATTCAAAGTTGGCCTGGAAGAGTTGGGATCGCTACTGTGGTCAGCACTGTCCGCCTGGGCCACTTGGTGGTGGGAAACCTTCAGCACTGTGATGGCAGCGATCGGA